CCCACAACCTGAGCGGGAAGACGTTTCCCTTGCTGATTGAGAAGACGGGTTTGCCGAAGATTCGGTTTCATGACCTGCGCCACACGCACTTTACCGACTTGGCGGCTTCCGGTGTTCACGTCAAGGTCATGGCAGAGCGGGCTGGCCATGCGTCCGTCTCCTTCACGCAGGATAAATATACAAAAGTCCTGCCAAATATACAGGAGACTGTGGCGGCGATTTCCGAGCAAAACATCCTTGGGAGGATGAAGTCATTTGCAACTCATTTGCAAGAGGGGGCTCAGCTCACCGATGACGATGTAGCTGAAGCCCCCTTGTAGAGCTTGGCAGGGGAGACAGGACTCGAACCCGCAACCCCCGGTTTTGGAGCTAAAGGCCAACCCGTTGAAGTCAATGTTCATCGACTTCTCTACACGGAAGTTGTTCGATTTTCGGCCCCGTTTTCCCTTGTCATTTGCAAACTCATTTGCAGTTTGGGGGCTGAGAGCATGAGGGACGAACAATACACCGACCTGGATATTTATTTAATGTACCGGGATTACATGCAGAAAAAGTATGGCCCTGGTCCTTGGTGCAAAATCACTTACCCCAACATTGACCCACAGGATAAGTTCCTGGTGTGGAGGCGGAACACGTTCCCCGAGAGATTTGGGAGCAAGTACGCTGGGCTTAGGGAAGTTTACCGGGAGGAAGTGGCTTTGTTTACCCGGGGATCGTTGAAAAAGGCTAGATCAGAGAGGCGTTCTCGCAGGAGCAGAGGGGTTGTGGTGAAAAAATATTACCCTCTTCCTGGAACACTAGCTTGACATATANCACTTGATAGCCTATGATAGACTTGACCCGCGCACTCGCTATGTACCAGCCGCCTCTTCAGAAAGGGGCGGCGCTTTATTTTGGGGGTTATATGGTGCAAAAGCGCAGGAAGAAGGCTAGCAGCACCGAGCCGAAGCTACAAGACAGCGCCACAGAGTTGGCTCAGACTCTTGTAGAAGCCATGAACCTAGTCAAAGTATTCAACGAGCGGTTCATTGTGGCCGATGACTTCCTGCCCGAACACCCGGAGCGGGAGCAGATGGTACAGTACCTTGTGGCTCGCTCCTGGAGAGGCACCGAGATCGCTGCTTGTGGAGCGGCTGGCATTCCCCGCTCCAAGCTGGACGAGTGGCGCAAGTACGAGGACTTCCAGCGGTGGGAGAAGTACGCCGAGGACGCCTGCACGGACCTTGTGGAAGAAATGGCCTTGATGCAGGCTTACCTGCACGGCGATAAGGACTTGATCAAGACGGTCCTGAAGGCCAAGCGTGAGGGCTACAGCGACCGGATTGAGCACACGGGCAAGGGCGGCGGTCCNATTGAGATTATCACATCAATCCCCAGTCCTCAGAGGTTGGATTAGATGGGCAGTGTCGTCGTTGATTTGTCTAAAATCTATACCCCCACAGAGCGTCAGCGGGTGTTTCACTCTTGCCCCGCTGACGTTGCTTTATATGGGGGCGCTGCGGGGGGCGGCAAGAGCGAAGCCCTGCTATGGGACGCTTTTATGTACTGCATCAACACGCCTGGGGACCGAGCGCTCCTGCTACGGAGGACGTTCCCTGAGCTGAACCGCTCGCTGATTAGTCGGGCTCTTACCAAGTTCCCCAGGGAGCTGTGCAGGTGGGTAGCTAGCGAGAAGTCGTTTTACTTCAAGAACGGCTCGGTGCTGGAGTTTGGGTACTGCGAGCGTGAGACCGACGTTCACCAGTACCAGTGCTTCCATCCCGATACGGAAATATTGACCGAAGACGGCTGGAGATACGTCAAAGACGTTAAGGTTGGCGATTTGGTCGCAACGCTTGACCCAGAAACTAGGGTCATGACGTATAAGCCTGTAACAAAGACTTGGGCCTACGATTTTGACGGTGAGTTGGTTACTCTGTTTCAGCGAAAAGGCGCAGCTTTTGCTGTGACACCGAATCACACTGTTTGGGCTAGCACAGACCGTATCAAGAAGCTTCGTCCCTATAGAGCTGACGAGCTTCCTGATGTTGCTAAAATCCCCCAATGGGCTAAGTGGGTTGGCATTGAGCCTGACTCCGATGTGGTGTCGTTTAAGAGCGATGGCAACAATGGTCGAGAGATCGTTCTTTCGTTGGGTGTTTGGCTACGATTCCTCGGTTTGTGGATTGCGGAAGGAGACACTTATGAAGGTCGCTGGGCTGTGAGGATTCACCAGGCTAAGGAAGACGGAAAGGAATACGTTCGTTCGTTGTTGGACCAAATGGGGGTTAATTATTGGGAGCAGAAGACTTGCTTTAGCTTTACGAGCAAGGCGATGGTGGAGTACCTTCGCTCCGAGTGCGGATCGCACAGCAATTATAAACGAGTTCCTAAAGAGGTGAAGCGTCTCGCTCCTAGATTCTTACAGCTCTTACTTGAAGGGCTTATGGCTGGAGATGGCACTTGGTATGAGGGAAGAAGACGAGGCATTTTTGTTACGTCATCACGGCAACTTGCGGACGATGTGTGTGAGATTGCTTTGAAATGCGGTTATGCTGTTACGACGGAGATTAGAAACGATAACCCTCCAGATAGTCCCTATGGGACAAAGCCACGTTGGAGGGTTTACTTGCATCGCAAGAACAACGACACGTCAGTTAGATCCTCAGATGGACACCAAAGCAAAAGCCAGGTAACTAAAGAACGTTATAGGGGGCCTGTGTATTGTGTGACGGTACCCCCTTACCACACAGTCTTGATTCGGTATAAGGGTCGAGTATCTTGGAGTGGACAGTCAGCCGAGTACAGCTTCATCGGCTTCGATGAGCTAACACACTTCACCTATGCTCAATGGGACTACTTGGTAAACTCCCGTCTGCGTTCGTCTGTACCCGGAGCCTGGCCGAGGGTGCGGGCGGCCAGCAACCCCGGCAACGTCGGCCACGCCTGGGTTAAGTCGTTGTTTATCGACGGCAAGGAGCCGGACGTGGTTTGGGAAGACCACAAGGGTAGAAAGTACGCCTTCATTCCTGCGAAGGTCCAAGACAACCCCTACCTCATGCAGAACGACCCGCAGTACATCGCCCGGCTGGAGGAGCTTGACGAAAAGTGGCGCAGGGCGCTACTGGACGGAGATTGGGATGTGTTTGCGGGTCAGTTCTTCGATAAATGGGACCCCTCGGTGCATGTGCTTGACGAACACTTTGACCCGCCGAAGCACTGGCCCAGGTTCCGTGCTATGGACTGGGGTTTTGCGAAGCCCTACAGCGTCGGCTGGTACGCTGTGACTCCCTCGGGAGCACTTTATCGCTACCGGGAGCTTTACGGGTGGGGTGGTCAGCCCAACGTCGGNAGCCGTGAGACNGCAGACGAGGTAGCTCGAAAAATTGTTGAGATCGAGCGTGAGGCTGGAGAATACAACCTCATCGGGGTTGCCGACAATCAGATCTGGGCTTCGGGACGTGACACAGGCAAGAGCATTGCCGAGACGTTCCAAGACTACGGAATTGTGTGGGTTCCTGCTGATAAGGACAGGATAAGCGGTTGGGACCAATGCAGGCAGAGGCTGGCCGTGGACCCGAAAGACGGGCCACGGTTTTTTGTTTCGCCTCGCTGTGAGCACTTTATCCGGACCATTCCTACGCTGGTTCACTCGGAGTCCAGGCCTGAAGACCTGGACACGGAAGGCGAAGATCACGTTGCTGACGAGTGGAGATATGCCTGCATGTACTGGCGACAGCACGAAGAGCAGGCTGTAACTCCTTTTGTCCGTCCTGATGTGGAGGAAGAGTTTACGATTCTCGCTACCCCTGCGGGCGAGTTGATCTACATTCCGAAGGACGATGATTCTTCAGGAGAATGGTGGGAGTAACTTATGGCTGTTGCCGAAGACCAAGTTCTCGAACAGGACAGCAGGCTGGCGAAATACATCGAGTCTTTGTACATTGCTGGCAAGAGAGCCAAGCAGCCTGTCGAGGAGAAGGTCAAAAGGTTTGAAAAGCTCTGGTCAGGAGAGCATTGGAGCAGCACGGCTGCCCGTGTGTCTTCTAAGAAATGGACTCAGGCCGTCAGCAACTTTATTTTCGCTATCATCGAGACCCAGGTGACGTGGCTTACCGAAAACAGGCCGAATATGATCGTGGCCCCGATGTCGGCTAATGACGGGCCTAATGCCAAGGCCATTGAGCGAATCATCCGGGACTACTTGTGGCACAAGCTCAACATTCGTGTGAAGCTGAAGAGAGTAATTCGCTCTGGTCTTGTGAGGGGCAAAGGCTTCCTTAAAGTCACCTGGGACATGATGACCAACCCGCAGTACGGCGGCGAGGTAGCTGTGGATTACATCCCTTGGAACGAGATCATCCTCGATCCGCAGTGCAGCACTATAGACGACGCACGTTACATCATCCACGCTCGGGTTCTCCCTCTGTCGGAGATCGTTCGGCGTTGGCCTCATAAGGGGTGGATGGTGAAGCCTGATCCACGTTACTCGGAGCTGACCGACGAGGAGCTTTACAACGCCGACACAGATCAGGCCATTATCTCCCCTGTGATGAGCAGCTTTCATCAGGACGAACGTGCCCGAGCGCTTGTAATTGAGTGTTGGATCAAGGACGACACGATTGAGCTTCGCAAAGAGTTTGACGAAGATGCTGGGGAAGAGGTTGAACGGGTTATTCCTCTCTATCCTAACGGTCGGCTTGTAATCGTCGCCAACGGCGTTGTGCTGACGGATGTTCCTAATCCCTACATTGATGGCAAGTTTCCGTTTGTTGACTTCTCTTGCTACGAGACGGACGATTCTCCCTGGGATATGGGAGAGGTCGAGCAGCTTGAGCCGATTCAGCGGGTGCTCAATATTCTCGAATCCCGGTTTATCGACAACGCTCGATTGATGACGAATAC